ATGCAAAGTCATAATTGTCGCTATGTTGGAGACAATCGTCAATCTGTCCCTTAGTTATTTCCACCCACTCAGGCTTAGATGAATAGACTTCACCACAATCAAGGCATTCAAGCGCATGAGGCAATCCAGTATTAGACAAACCCCAGTCTTTAGAACCACATTTAGGGCATTTATTCATCGTGTCACCTCATGTAGTTTGTATTGTGTACCGCCTTCAATGCCTAGATCATAGGCAATATTATCCAATGTATCCCCGAAGTTATCCCATTCCCTCATGTAATCTAGATCATCACCTGCCTCTTTATTAAGCATAGGTGAGTACTTTTCCAATATCTTCTTGGCTTCATTGAGAAGATAAATTAATTCATCACGTGTAGAGACTAGTTCATCGCACAATGGATTGCCTTCAGCCCATAATCGGCGCTCAAGCCCTATAAAATCGTTATTGTTTAGCATATTCAATCCTTCTCCAATATTTGAATGTTTTTTAGTTTACCTGTAGAGCCGTCCCAAGTAAGACGAACATCAGCTAAGAAGATTGGTTGATGTCTGAATGTAGGGTGTTTTTGACGTTCGTACTCAAACCTAGCGTAGGCGTTTATATAAATAGAATAATCTTCCATTTTGTCAGCTTCTGGCTTAATACGGTAAGTGTCGTGACTTCCCCAATTAGGGTTCATTACTTTAAGCCAAGTTTTCGTTGATACGTCCAATAATTGTAGTTCTTTACCGTCTGCCCATGCGTGAATCAAGTCAGCTTGAGGGTGTTTAATTTTCATTGTGTTGCACCTCAATAATTGTAGGGTTTAAAAGCCTTTGCGCATACTTTAAAGCTGCGTTTCTAGTTGATTCCTCCGAACCCACAGACCAACAATAAAACGCTTGCTCTTGCGTCCACCACCATAGAAACTTACTTTCTACTACCCAATGATTCTCGGGTGTATGTCTTATACGTACTTTCATTGTGCTTCCCTCCGTTCAATTTCAGCCTTTGCACGATCAAGACCGTTAGTGCCGGTAAAGCCGATACGTGCGCATCGTTCACTATGTGTAATGGTTTTACGGTAGACCTCATATCCTTTAGCGCCTAAGTCTAACACCCAGTGTTTGTTTGTCTCATAGACAATTTGTGATTCTTTAATCATGATTAACGGCTCTCCACTGTAGACACTGCGAAACAGAATGAGTAGCCCTTACCATCGGCGCTGTCGCCGTAACGCATATCATCGAGCGTCCAATCTAATTTATGCTTTGCAACCAATGCTTTAACGGCCTCAAAATGGGCTCTAACGCTGTCGAACTCATGAGGGAAACCAATGGTAGTGGTAAAGCCTTTAATGTCTCCGAAGCCGACCGTATAGGCTTTAATGCGGCTACCGCGTGAGTTAGTTGGGCCGATGTACTTAGTGTGAATAGCAATCATGATTCGATCCTTGAATAGTTAAGTTGATTGAGATGTGTAGTATAGCAGGGTTTAGGCAGTGAGCCAGACAATAATGATAGCGATAAACCCTAATACGTAAATTACGTTGTCTGTGAAGTTGTTTGACATGATCGTGATCCTTAGATAGTTAATCTGTGACGGTGTGCCTCAGATGGAGAATATATAGCACGTAGCGTGCCAGTGTCTATTATGTAACACTAGAGTGCTCTATTTAACATAGGCAGTGTTAAAATGCATACCTTATGTTACAGTGTTGCCTAATAACAACGCCCTTTACTGGTGCATGATTCCCTTTGATGGTGCATAGTTGCACCTTGATAGTGCATTGAGTTGGCATAAGTATTGCTAGATAGATTCTACTTAGTCTAGCTTAATAGGTCTTATTAGGTCCTACACAGCTCCTCACGTCTCACCTCTAGAGTTAATGATAATGATTCTCATTTGCATCTACTGAGTTACTGACTGCTGAGTCATTAGCTAAGTAAGTTAGTACTTACTAACCTGCAAAGACCTATGAAGACACGGGGGGAGGGGGTAGAGCTTTGGTGTTACTTTTGCTGAACCCTCCTAAATATACAAAAAAGAGCATGGAAGTACTGCCTAAAAAAGAGGCAATAAAGTCAATAAAGACAATAACTTATGAATTAATTGGGGACAGGTTAGATAAAGACCTATAAAGGTGACAGGAAAATGTGCACAGGAGCCCATGGAGATGACTTCATAGAGTCTCTTGAGGGTCTATGATGTGTTCACAAGAGCCCTATGAAGATAGTAGACAAAATAGTTTATAAAAGTTACAGAAAAGACTTGACAAACCTAAAAAGACCTATATAATGCTCTATGAAGTTATACTGGATGACTTTAAAGTTTCAACTGAGGTGACTAAGGTGTTCACCAAGGTGTATTAGCAATAGTGTGGTATTTATAATACTACTACTCTATAATTATAAACTTACTTTAATTTACTTTAAATCTAGTTTCATTAAAGTTCATTAAACTAACTTTATAGTTCTTTGTCGTTAATACAAAGATTGTTGTCTATTTATTGTAAATGTATTGTCTATGTCCTTAGAAAGGGTAAACATGGAAAAGCAAGAAGATGCTGTGTCTACTAAACCAAAGCGTGGACGACCAAAGAAAACAGATATTGCCTCTAAAAAAAGAGGTAATAGAGAACTCAGAGGTAGACCTGCTGGCGATAAGGCTCTGATGGATCAGTTTAAGGCCCGTATCTTAAACAGTCCTAAAAGTGCAAAAGTACTAGAAGCTATCTTTGATGCTGCGTTAGACCCTGAACATAAAGCACAGTCAGCTGCATGGAAGCTTATCGTAGATCGTATTGTCCCTGTATCATCCTTTGAACAAGTTAAACAAGGTGGAGGTATGCCTTCCATCTCGATTAACATTAGCTCAATCGGTCAGCCTGTCATTGAGACTCTAGAAGATATCTCAGATGCTGAGTACAAGGACATAGAGTAATGGCTAATCTTAATTGGTCGTTACTTCCTTGGCAGATTGAAGTATGGCAAGACAAGCACCGCTTTAAAGTCATCGCTGCTGGTCGAAGGACAGGTAAATCAAATTTATCAATTAAAAAGATTATTGCTGCTGGTCTTGAAGCTCCTGCTGGGTCTGCTGTTCTTTATGTTGGCCCCACGCAGTCGCTGGTAAGGCAGATTGCTTGGGATGATTCTTGACCAAGGACGAGAAGTAATCAAATCTGCCCATGTGAACTCCATGGACGTGACTTTGGTAAATGGTATTAAGATTCACCTACGTTCCGCTGAGAACCCTGATACGCTTCGTGGTCTAAAGCTGCACTTTGCAGTTATTGATGAAGCAGCGTTTATCAAGGATGACAATCTTTGGTCCAGGATTATCCGTCCTGCTTTATCTGACTTGAAGGGTGGAGCTTGGTTCATTAGTTCCCCTAGTGGACGTAATTGGTTCTACGATCTGTACAAAGTAGGGTTGTCTGAGGAAGATCCTGATTGGAAAAGCTGGCATAAGACCACCTTTGATAATCCCACGATTGATCCACAAGAAGTTGAAGCGGCTAAGAAAACACTTAGTTCTTTCTCTTTTAAACAAGAATTTTTAGCCAGTTTTGATAACGCTGGACAAGATGTCTTTAAAGAGTCGTGGCTTAAGACTGCCCCTGAGCCTCAATATGGTTCCTATGTTATTGCTATTGACTTAGCTGGATTTGAAGAAGTAGGTAAAAACCCTAATGCTGCTAAGTCTCGATTAGACGAAACAGCTATCTCAATCGTTAAGATTCTAGACAATGGAGACTGGTGGGTTAAGAAGATTGAACATGGTCGTTGGGATATCAGAACAACAGCATCCAAGATTCTTCTTGCTGTTCGAGAATACCAACCAGTAGCAGTAGGTATTGAAAAAGGGGCACTGAAGAACGCTGTAGCTCCTTATTTGAATGACCTGATGCGTAAAAACAACGTATACGCGCATATCTCTGATCTTACGCACGGGAATCGTCGAAAGCAAGACCGTGTTGTCTGGGCCTTACAGGGTCGTTTTGAGCATGGTCGTATTTCGTTTAACGAGGATGAAGAATGGACAGAAGCTTGGGATCAGATTTGTATGTTTCCTACAGCAGGCGTCCATGATGACTTAGTTGATTCTCTTTCGTATATTGACCAACTTGCCTTGAGTAATTACCAGCAAGAATATGAAGAAGATGAATGGGAACCACTTGACCAGATAAGTGGCTTTTAAAATAATAGTTGACAAAAGTACTAATTTCTGATATATTCACCAACAATTAACTAAGGTGCGCACCTAATGGCTGATATGGAAAATAACGAAAAAGAAGCTCCTCCGTTTGAGGAACCAACGGAAACTGATAAAGAGTTAGTCACATGGGTGATGGATCACGTTGAGCGTTGGCGTGACTTCCGTGATAACAATTACATGGACTCATGGGAAGAATATGAGCGTATTTTCCGTGGTCAATGGGCTGAATCTGACTCCACTCGTGACTCAGAGCGTTCACGCATCATCTCTCCTGCTACTCAGCAAGCTGTAGAGACTTCCCATGCTGAGATCATGGAAGCTATCTTTGGTCAAGGTGAGTTCTTTGACATTGAAGATGACGTTCAAGACGTGAATGGTCAACCCATTGATGTAGGTCGTCTCAAAGCCCAGATGTCTGAGGACTTTGCTAAGGATAAGATCCGTAAGTCTATTGACCAGATTGGCTTGATGGCTAAGATCTACGGTACAGGTATTGGTGAATTGGTTGTTAAGACGGCTAAAGAGTTCATTCCTGCTACTCAGCCTATCCCCGGTGTAACAGGTCAAGCAGCTATCGGTGTTATCGAGAAAGACCGTATCAGCGTTACTCTCAACCCAATCAACCCTAAGAACTTCTTGTTTGATCCTAATGGTACATCCGTGGATGACTGCATGGGTGTTGCTATTGAGAAGCCTGTATCCATCCATAAGATCGTTGCTGGCATGGAGTCAGGTGTGTATCGTAAGGTAGACATTGCTCCGTACATGGATGATGATTCCCTTGAAGCCACTCAGGAAGTTCGTCAATACCAAGATGGTAAGTCTACTTTGTTGACGTACTACGGTCTTGTTCCTCGTGAGATGCTAGATTCGACAGAAGAGAATAAAGATGTTCAAGACTTATTCCCTGAAGATTCTACAGCTGATGAATACTGTGATATGGTTGAGGCCATTATCGTCATCGCTAACGGTAATCTGTTGTTGAAGGCTGAAGAGAATCCTTACATGATGAAGGATCGTCCAGTGATGTCTTACCAAGATGACACTGTACCGAATCGTCTCTTGGGTCGTGGTGTGGTCGAGAAGGCCTACAACATGCAAAAGGCTATTGATGCTCAGTATCGTGCCTATCTTGACTCATTGGCGCTCACGACAGCTCCTATGATCGCTATGGATGCTACTCGTCTGCCTCGTGGTGCTAAGTTTGAAGTTAAGCCCGGTAAAGCCCTGCTGACCAACGGTAATCCATCTGAGATTATGATGCCGTTTAAGTTCGGAACTACTGATGGTAATGCTCCAGCAGCTGCTCAGAACTTTGAGCGTATGTTGTTGCAAGCTACTGGTACAATGGATACCAACGGCATGATTAGCCAAGTCTCTCGTGATGCTAGCCAAGGTGGTATCTCGATGGCTGTAGCTTCTCTGATCAAGAAGAACAAACGTACTTTAACTAACTTTCAAGAGGATTTCCTGTCACCTTTCATCAAGAAGGCAGCTTTCCGCTTTATGCAGTTTGATCCAGAGCGTTATCCTTCTGCTGATTTGAACTTCATTCCTTTGGCTACTTTGGGTATCATGGCCCGTGAGTATGAACAATCACAGTTCATTGCCTTGTTGCAGACACTTGGCCCTAATACCCCCGTGTTGCCTTTGATCTTGAAGGGTGTAATTGCTAATTCTTCTCTGTCTAACCGTGCTGAGATGATTGAAGCTCTCGATAAGATGGCTCAACCTGATCCACAACAAGCACAGATGCAGATGCAGCAGCAACAGCTTCAAATGCAAGCAGTGCAGGCTCAGATTGAAGTGAATTCTACTCAAGCTCAACGTAATAAAGCTGAAGCTATGAGTACAATGATTGATGCTCAGTTGAAGCCTAAAGAGGTTGAAGCTAAGATTATTGCTTCCACTACTCAAAATCTTCCAAATAATGATCAATTAGCTTCACAAGAGTTTGATAGACGTGTTAAAATCGCTGACTTAATGCTTAAAGAGAAAGACATTGAGCATAAGTTGAAGGTTGTAGAGATGCAAACTGCTGCGAAACACACTCAAAAGC